GATCTGGAAGGTCTCACCGTCCCGGCATTTGATTCTCACGTTTTCGTTGATGCTCATAGTGTTTTCTCCTTTCAGCGAGATACAAAGATATTAGATTTTAAGATACAAAACGGGCGGACGCCGTAGCCGTTGCTGCTGCAGTCGCCGTTGAAGACGCAGCCGGACGGCGAAACGCATTTTACCCAGGAATCATCATCGTGCTTTTTGGTACTGAATGCGGTAGCCAGCCACCACCACTTCTTGGGCTTGAACTTGTCCAGGATCTCAACATACCGGCGGTACAGATCACAGGTAAGCAGGGATACCCGGCGCTGGACTTTTCCGTAATCCTTCAGACCATCATCAGATGTCAGATCCACCGTGTGCAGCACAAGATTCTTCTCACCCACGATGCCTGCAATTTCCTCGGCGAACTTATTGCAGACCACATCCACATTGGAGCCGTCGTAGTTGTTGTTCTTGCCGAACTTCTCATTGGCAGGAAGCAGATCCTTCCGTATCAGCGCAGTGGTGTCACCGGACTGCTCCAGGACGATAAACTCATGTTCTCCGATTTTGACCAGTTCCCCGGCAGGCACATCCGCCAGACGAATGCCACCGCCGTTGTATGCCTCACTGATCTGCTTGACCTGCTCTTCGGTCAGTTCGATTTTCTGATCGTTAATGCTGATGTAGTTTTTCATAATGTTTCCTCCAGAAAAATATGTATTTCCCATACAGGAAGTGCTTACTCTATCCCTCGCATGATCAAAGAAATTGCCTTCATTTCCTCGTCTGTTATTCCAGGAAAAATAAACGTTTTGTAGAAGCCACCACGACCCCACATTTTCGAATAATACCGGCACGGTATAGCCCATCCACGAACCATTGCTTTGCCGATCAGTTTCAGATCTGGCCATTTTTTAGGCGGAATTCGGTGTGGGTAGTGTTTCTGACAGATCACTTCAAAAAGCTGTACGGTCATTTCTTCGTTGAAATGGTAATAATGTGCGTCTCGATCAATGGTTAGCGTGTCCATCACTTGTCCTTCCGGAAGAGCTTGCCTTCCACGTAGATCTTACAGCCGCCCTCGCGCATACTCTTTCTCTGCTTCGCATCCGGCATGATTTCTTTCGGGCCACCGGCCAGAGGAACTCCATCCCGGCAGACTTCCCAAAAACTCTTATCTGGCTGTTCTTTTTTCATATTCTTTATATACCGGTGTGTCATACCACTTCAGCACGTCTTCCAAGGAATTCCGTAAGCGGAGGTCGCTCGCTGCAGCTTGGTCGCACTGATCGGCGGCGCTTATACCTGCAATAGCTCTTTTGATAACAGAAACAGGAATAGCCTCCACGATGGGCATTTGGTCAATAGATTCCTTATAGGTTTTCTGAACCTCAAAAAACTCTCCGTGACCGAAACACTCCGTTCGTTTCTCGTATTTGATTTTCTTTCGATCAATAAGCTCCACGCTTCATTTCCTCCATTTCCCAAAGATGCCGTTCCTCACGCTTCGCCGCCATGACTTCCTTGTTCCGGTCGGCATACTCCCGATTCCGGCGGTACTGCTTGACCTGGCGCATATCCGCCCGGGAGTAGGGGAGATAGGGCTTAAACTGCCCGATCATTCTAGGCTTACCCATTCAATTCCCTTAGCCTTTCTGCCCAACGCAGCAGCTTCGCGTCCATTCTCTTCATTCTTTCAGATATGAGCATACTTCTGTCATATCCGAGGACAATCAAGAGCAGTTCTACATCTGCGATCTCTTCTTTGAGATTGTCGAACGCCTCGCTTCGCTTGATGGGCGTGGGATTGGTTCCGTCATATACGCGGCGTAATTTCAGAGCCGCATGTGCCAGTTCCGTTGCTTCCTCTGCAAGCTGAGCAAGAAGCTCCTCTTGAGGCAGAGCATTACGGATATAATCAATCATTTTTCTACCTCCACAATCGTACAAATATCAGAGGCAAAGGAGCTGCCCTTGCCGTACCAACAGTCGGTTTCCGGCTTGTATAGCCAATCGCCAGACAGTTCAAAGGACGGTACCGCCGCTGTTTTGGGCCGGATCTTCATCGTTCCCCGGAACGCCTTGTAGCCCTCGACGGAAATAATCTTATCGGACACCCCGGCGATCTCGCCGAAGAATGCCGCCCGGGAGCGGAAATATTCACGGTCACTTTTGGCAGTGGCAAGCTCCTGTTCCAGATCCACGATTTTCTCGCCCTGTTCCACCAGGTACCGAGCAGCAGTCATGCAAGCCTGTACGAATTTTAAACCGCAGATTTCCTCGGCTGCTTGGCTGTGTTTTTCCAGCAGCTCCACGACATTGAGAATGGGCATCATCATTCGGATACCTCCTTGGGTGCTTCGGGAATCGGCATCCAAAGGGTGACATGAAGATACTGCTGTCCCTCGTCCCAGTCATTGTAGGTATTCCAGCAGTTATCGATATAGCCACCGTCAAATGTAAATTCCGCATAATCCGTATCGTAGCTGTACTCTTCCTCAAAGTCATATTTGTACTTCACGGCAACGAGATAATGACCAGCGATTTCCGGCAACCGAACAGATGTAGGGATCCACGGGGTAAACTTCTTGCAATAGGGATAGCCGACGATCTCGCCGCAATCCTGGTTGCCGTAGATGATATTCCCGTCTGTCTTGTGGTCAAAATGACCGCACATGGTACAAATGAACATTTCGGCATCCTGCCACTGCTTCCGAAGCTGGACGACGATCTTTTCACGCTCTTTAGCTTCGTATTCAAGGTCGCCGATTTTATACTGCTGTTTTTCCAGCAGATCCGCTGCATCAGCCATGTTATCCATCATTGCAGAAGCGTCGGTTTCATCCTCATTCCGCAAGGACTCGATCAGTTTTTTGATATTCATGTAGATCTCCTATAAACATTTTTGTGTATACTTGTAGTTATCGACAATACCGTTCCATTCGACGGTAGCAGCGTCGATGCCTTTTACCCAGCGAGTTCTAAGGTTCGCAGGGCAGCGAGTGAAATCGGGGTAAGTTAGCATTACCCTCCCTCGAATCTTTACGTCTGCAGGCTGTTTGCCGCAAACGCAACGTTTGGGGATAGGCTTCTCCTTTTTGGGTTTCTCTTTGGTGTTAGGCATAGCTTTTATTTCCTCCGTGGGTCTCTATCCCCGTGCTGCCAGATCGGGGTATTGTACCGCTTCCGGTTCTGCCGGATTTTCTCCTGTTCCGCCTGCCATTCCAGAAATTCCGGCTTTTCGCAGTGAGCAGAACAGGCCGGTTGCCGGTCGGGACAGCCCTTACACGGGTTATACCGTGCGCTTGACAAGGTTTCTGTCATGGAATACCTTCTTTCCGATCTCACTGAAAAAGAAGCTGGTACGCAGCTTTCCGTAAACGACGGAGAACCAGTGTCCTTTTTCGTTGATGTAATCCACAGTACCCTCCGTTATCCCCCCTCGAAGGAAATCCACGCCGTAGGCGTGTTGCGCATCGGCGAAGGGGTCGAAGTAGACCTTTTGTCCTACTTCCACGATAATTTTTCTCATGCAGATCTCACTCCTCATTTTCCCGATCCAGGCGCTCATTGTCCCACATCCGGGCTTGTGTTTCGGTTTCGATACCACGCATAAACAGCCTGTCCATAATGCCGTCGATATACCGCCAGTCTCCCAATTTTCCGGCGACACCGGATTGTTCGAAGGCATAATCAAGAAGCTGTGCGCGACCGACAGAGCCGCAATACTGGGACACTTGACGGAAATCCCAGGGCTGAGGAAACAACTGTGGCTGGTACTTGTTGAACAGGGTGTAGGTGGTTTTCTGAACCTCCTGGATAAAATCCTTGGTAATGCCGTAAAACTCACCGGGTTTGATTCCGATGCTCAAAAGTTCTTCTTCGCTCGCTCTCTCGCGCGCGGATTCAGGAGCATCACCACTAAAATTTTGTATGGTATGGTAAGGTATTGTATTGTATGGTATTGTAGGGGCGTTACCGGGCGTATCTGTAACGTTACCATTGCTGTTACATTCACCGTTACCGGGTGTTTCTTGCATCGCTTTCTTTCTGGCACGGTGCTTTGCGACACGCTGTCGTGTCTTTTCTCGTTGCTGATCTTCGCAGTCAATCAGTAACGTTGCATACTCGTCCCAGTCGTGGAGCTTTCTGTCTTCGTCCAACAGTTTTGCATAAATGAGGGCTTCCACAAAAAGAGAGGGTTTCCTCTTGAACTCCGCCGCCTCCGCAATGGCCCGGTCGGAACATTCGCTCAGATCCCCGTCGGTAGCGTTCTGAGCTGCCCAGAGCCAGAGGCTCACCAACATGCCAGCCGCAATCACATTAGGGCCTGCATCTTTACTGGTCAACCCAAGTTTGTCCGCCAGGTTCGTTACTTTGGGATGGCGAATTAGATTCGAGTACACTTGAATCCACGGGATCATCGGCGGTGGCCTCCTTTTCTTCAATATGTCCATGCAGAAAAACGATTCTGCTTTTGTAGGGATCTGCGTTTTCTCTCAGCCATTCCACAGCAGTCTCCATGCTCATGTGTGACTCCAATACCCGGCCTTCATACATGAACGCACCGGACTCTGTTTTCTCCGCTATACGCCGATCTATGTCCTCCTGGGTGTAGTTGCCCTCGATCATGTACAAATCCAGATCCGGGGCGGCGATGGGGATATGGTGGGTGTCGGTGGCATACATGGCGGTACCGTCGTTTTCACCGCCGGACACCTTTACAATCCACCCCACATTCGGAACATCGTGGAGCAGATGGAAAGAACTGATTTCCAGATCCAGACCGTACATCCAGTCCCGGATTTTTCGGGGAGGATCTTCCGGGCGAACCAGAATAATCCTGTCCAGCGGCACCTTCGCCCGTGCGTGCAGATCCGGCAGCAGATTGATACTGCATACGAACCGAACCAGGGGGCGGCGGTAGCAGAGCTTGTTAAGGGAATGGATTTTGAAATGATCTCCGTGAATGTGGGTCAAAAAAACAAGGCTGATTTCCTTTGCGTAGGGCTGCAGCCGGTTCCATGAAATGCCACAGTCGAAAAGGAGGCAGCCGTTCAGAAGAACGGCATTGCCAGCCTTACCGCCTGTGGAGATGATCTCACAGGTCACTAATGCTCACCTGCTTCGCATTGCCGGTCTTGCGGCCCTTGGGAGCGGTGTTTTCCTTGTCGTCGGGCTGAGAATCGTCCTCAGAATCGGTAACCTTGGGGAGCTGGAAATAATCCTCACGCTTTGCGTTGCCCTCTCTCAGTGCGTTGTAGATGCCCACAAGGTTCTGGAAATCCATTTCGGTGAAAGTGTCCAGGGGGTAGCCGTAATACTTCTCCACGGATGCCAGAGGCACAGAGAAATACTTCTGAAGATGTCCGGTAATATCCCGAAGCCGGTCGATTAGAGGAGGCATATTGCGGTTGCCGTTCTGCAGCGTCTTGTTGCACCGTTCCAGAGCCACATCTACCACATCGCCAGGGATAATGTTCAGAATGCAGGCACGCTTACGGCGTGCGCCCTGGTTTGCCACCAGCTCATAAATATCTCTGGGGTCGGTCAGAACCTTCATGCCGTTCTTGGTGCTGATCTGGTGCTTAACCACAAAAATCTTACATTCACGGGTGTTGGTTTCAATGTCCCAACAGTAAGCCATGCAAGTAGATTCGCCCTCGTGCTGCTCCAGCTCCACCACACCGGACTGAATATTGCCCCATGCCTGGGCAATGGCTTCCGCCAGCCGGACAGAGGGACCGGTAACTTTAGAGCCGCCCTTGGGATAGGAATAGGTAGCTTTCATAGCAAGGCCCACACGATCACAGGAACGCAGAATCCGGGCGATAGACTCGTTTTCGTTCCGGGGGAACTGCTTTGCCATGAACACCGCTGCCTGGACCTCCTGCGCCTCACGGGTGGAAACCATGGAGTTTGTGGATCTGGGCACGGAAACCATTTCCTGCGCCTGGTAGAGGCTCATTTCATTCGTCATTGTTTTCTTCCTCCTGTTCTATTTCTTCAAAGGTGATGCCCAACGCCATAGCGTGGGCTTTCATAGCCTTTAATGCTGAGAGGGTGCCCGTAGCCCGGAAGCAGACGGAATACTGTTCCTCCGGTTCCGGCTCAAGCTCGGGAGCTGCGGCAATCAATTCGTTCCGGTGCTGTTCTTGCTGAGCTTGTCGCCGTTGCTGCTCCTCAATGAAAGAGCGAGCGTGTGCGATTTCTTTCTTTCGGTTGTTTACTTTAGAAACAGCTTCAGTGAGAGAAACACAGCGCTTATACTCTAAAAGGATTTCGTCAGAGTATTCCATCGTCGCTATTACATCAAGGTCGGTTCGTACAGCTGTGACAAAATCAAAGATTTTATCGATAGCTTTCCGGGGTTCTTTCTGCCGTGCAAGCGCCATGTCAACAACAATTCCGCAGTCCTCAAAATCAAGGAAATCAATTCGAAGGCCCCGGCAACACTCGTCGAAATACTCCCGGAGGCTGTCAGCGCATTTCTTCTTGATGGTGTCTTGGTAGTTGTCTACCCACTTTTTAAGGAAGCTGTCAGCAGCCTTGTAAGGCTCAGAAATATACTCTTTGTACTTCTGCTCCGCCAGATCGTAAGGCTCCATGACCTGCCTCTTGACGGCCTTTCGCTGAATCTCCATCCGTTCGAAGTCCTTGGAGAGGTTCGCCCGGATCTGCTTAACGTATTTCAGAGCATCGTCGTTTTGGGGTAAGGTGCTGATATCAGCCAGCAGAACCCGAAGATTCCGCTGGACACTGTCGAGATTTTCAGCAATAATCGGTGGTTGCGTACACTGGATAGCAGGGAGGCTTTCACCTCGATCGCAGTCGCATTTCTCACCAGGATCCAGGGATGCACCGCAGATCTCACATTCTTTGAATTTACTCATGCAAATACTCCAATTTTGAATTTAATCCAGTTCCACGATATCTTCATTTTCCTTCAGCTCCTCAAAGCAGTGTTTGCATACGGACTGACGGCGTGTAACGCGGATTTTATCGCCTGGGTAAAGGGTTCTGTTGCAGAGGGTGCAGCACACGGTATTTTCCATGAGCTTGTCCTGTTCCATTGCCAGCCGTTCCGCCTGGTAGACAGGATCGTAGCAATAAGGGATTTCCATGGCTCATTCCTCCTGTGTAAGGTCAATGCAGACTTTTGCCAGCTCGATAGTGGCCATATCGTTTGCCTCCTTACATCAAAGTTCCTGCGAGAAAAGAAAGCAGGATCGTTGCACCGCTGATGATAAAGGGTGCGTACTGCTGCAGCTTAGCGATTCGTGCATCCAGAGCGATAACAGCATCGGTACGGGAGGTCTCAGGGATATAGTGGATAGTCTTTTTAGGGAGCTGGTCGGCGTTGTTCCCCCGGTTCTTGAAGATGGTGCGGATGGATTCGTATTCGGCATCCATTACGATAGGTTCATTCATAGTTGTTTCTCTCCTTTTAATAATTTTTATCGCCGTGGAGACCCAGCTCCCCAGCCTTAAATTTCATCAGCAGCCCAACATTGACCCGGTAGCTGTAACGGCCACCCTTATTCTTCTTTGCTGTGCAAAATGGAGAAATCCCCTCCTGCGCATCAAGACGGATATCCTGAGCCGTGGTTCCGTTTTGCAGATACTTCGCTGCGACCTCGGGCCCTATTTTTTCGTAGGCCAGCAATTCTCTATCAGACATTCAGTCACTTCCTTTCTTATGAATCCGGACGCTCCATCCAGCGCCCGGACCTGACAAAAATTGAGAAAGAGGATAAAATCAATGGAAAGAGGTTACTCCTCACCGGCGGACGGGATGGCGTGCCGCCGGGGGATCGTGGCGGAGACAGGCGGATTCGAACCGCCGTATAAATGCTTCAAAGGCACTTGCCTTACCACTTGGCTATGTCTCTGTATTGCCGCCCTCCCGGGCGGCGGAGGATTTATTTGTTCGGCGCAAAACGGTGTGGCACATACCGAAAAGACTGCGTAAGCATTCCTTTGCGGTACATATCAGAGAAAACCCAAAGTGTCTGGACGATATTTTCCGCTTCCTTGACAGCAGCTTGCAGCAGGTCATAGGATTTAGCGCATCCCATCTTTTTGCCCTGCAAATAATCGAACTTGGCCTCGGTGTTGGTTGCAATGAACCATGCAGCCTGACCCAGTTTGCAGCAACCGTTATGTTCTCCGATGATTTCTTTGCAGTTGCTCAGAAACGCCTTTTTGGCAGCTTTTTTGTGCTGCAGGAAGAGCTTGGTTTTGTCATCTAGATTGTTGCCACAGTTGGAGCAGAAGCGCTGGCACTCGTTGATGGGTTCTCCACATTTAGGACAGTGCATTATGTTTCCTCCTTGAAAATAGTCGAAGATGTGATATGATGGATTTATTACTAAAGAAAGGTAAATATTTATGAGAAAGAGATTTTTACTGAGAATACTTATCCTTATCTTTTCTGTGAACCTGATAGCAACGAATGCTTCTGCCACAACACTCGAAACTTCGGTCGAGACAATCGAAGCAACGTCTAACATTGTAAGTGTTATGGAATCAGCAACTGAACCAGTCCAGACCGTAGAGGCACGTCCAGATGAGGGCGCCAGTATTGCTGCCATTACGCTTATAATGACATCTATTACGGCAATCGCTGCAATTGTGGGGCCGGTCGTAAACTCTGTTGTCAACGCCGTAAATCAGAGGAAGATAACGGAACTGGAAATCAAACTGCCAGCAGCCTATGAACGGCTTGACAAATTAGCCGCAGCCTATGGGGAGCTTTATCGTTTTGGCAGTGATTCAAAGAATTATCCCAAAGATATGTACAAAGGTTCAGCTACCAAGTTCAAGGATTTTAGAATTGCGTTCTGTCAGCTTCTTCCTTTAATTCCTGATACCGAAATACATATGCGTGCCAGAGATTTGATTTCCCAGATGGCAAGCGAATATGGTGGCTCCGATGAAGAGACCGATGCCATTTTCTTCGGGATCATTGAAGATATTGCTTTATACATCAGCGGTGCAAAGCAGAGTCTTTTATGCAAGCGCCAGGAAAAGGTTAAGGATCAGGACAGTGCTGCCAAATAAAACCGTCAGCAAATACCACCCTATACTCTCCTTGTAAACGGAGATCACCGAACAAATTGCGGCAGCCACAGCGCAAACGACGGTAGCCAAATATGCGAAATTCAATAGTTTCACCTCCAAAATGGAAAGGATGATTTTATGAAAAAGATAATTGTTACTCTTCTGATTTCTCTATTGGTGTTTATGCCTTTCCTTCCTTTGGATGCTTCAGCCGATGCGTGGGATGAAGGTTGGGAAGCTGGTTACGAGGAAGGCTATTGGATAGGGCAAGCAGATGCGAATGCCTCAATTGAATACTCGTTTAAAACATCTCAGGGTGAATTGCAGGATTCTTACAGGCAAGGTTACAATAAAGGTAAATCCGAAGGATATGATATTGGATATGACAAAGGTTACGAGTTAGGTAAAACACATGCGAACAACAGCTTAGAGGCCGAGCTGAGAAAAGAATTTGAAGAAGAAAAGAAGAGCGTAATGTGGGGAACCTTGTTCAACACCCTATTTTTAATAAACCCCATCCTATTTATGGTACTTTCGTCTATTCCGCAAGATTTTGACTTGCGCAAGATTCTTAAACAAATTTCCAATTTCATGCGTACCCCGTATGGATTTGCAACAGGCATTT